GCAAGTTCATTTGGCGTAGACAACTAACAACATACGGTGATGGTCATACCGAATACAGTGCTCCAGCACTTATGACCGGCAATAGCGGTACTAATGGCGAGGATGCTGTAACACTCAGAATCGAATCGTCAAGGGGAACTGTATTTAAGAATGATCAAGTGGTAACGATGCTCTCAGTCGTTATCTACAGTGGGTCTAAACGTATAACGAACAGTAAAGAATTAGAAAACATATTTGGTAGTAAAGCGTATCTTCAATGGGAATGGCAGCGACTGGATGAAGATTCATTCGGTATCATCTCAGCTGGAGATCCTAGATTCGGCGATAAGGGATTTACATTCAAATTATCACCGGATGATGTAGATACAAAAGTAACATTCATGTGCAAATTAATAGTGTAAAGGAGTAATTCAAAATGGCAATTAAATCAGCAGATCAAATCACAATTATCGACGTAACTGACGCTTATTCAGTCATGTTAACAAGTGAAGCGTACACATTCGTCGGAGGGTCAGGTGGTGTTACTGCCGGGGCAACCTGCTCGACTGAAGCTGTCGCGTTTTGTGG